GTGGATGTCTTTATCAGACAGAAACTTCTCTCGTGGCATCCAGCTGCTCCAGATCTATACTTTGTTCTATGCAAAGGAGGTTACCCCTAAGCAATTGACAAAGTTTGTCTCTGGAGTTCTATCTAATCCCCCACCTCCATCCTGTATTGATTTGGGAAAATCAGTACTGGATAAGGGATTCTCTTTGTTACCTAATGTTGTAAAGTACAGGAGACCCGGTGTATGCCAACCTTTGGTTGATATGCTACCTTCCCCTGCACGGCGTTCACCTTTACCCAATTCTTCAGTTACTGAAGAAGAAGGGATAGTTGACTCAATGAAGTTCTTATTTGAGTCCCCTATAGGTTTTCGCCACTACATTAAGTACAAACGGACCCATTATAACTCCGTTTTACGGGGCTTATGGGATGTCCTTTGTGATCCAGAAAATCGGGTTCACAATAAGGATGTTTTCCGGATGTCTAATCAAAAAGAATTCCTTGTTGGTAGGATTGGTCTTATCCAGGAACCTGGCTACAAGCTTCGTGCTGTAGCCAACCCTGGTCGTATTTTTCAAAGGGTTTTGGAACCTTTTGGTAAACGGATTTACTCGTTTATCAAGGACCTTCCCTTTGATTGTACATTTGACCAGTCTAAGGCAATTCCTGCTTTGCAGGATGCGCTCACCAGCGGTAAGAAAGTATACTCCATCGATTTATCAGGAGCTACAGATTATTTCCCATTATCCCTACAGTTACACTTATTATCAAAAATGTTCTGTGAGGATGATATTAATCTGTTTAGTGACCTGAGCCAAGCTACATGGTATATGCCCGGTTACGGGAATATATCATGGTTACGAGGTCAGCCCTTAGGGTTATTCCCAAGCTTTGGTGCTTTTGCACTGACGCATGGAGTTTTACTCTTGGGTTTACTCAACAAAGAATGGAATAATCAATTCTTTGTGCTTGGTGACGATGTAGTTATACTTGACGACCAATTGGCTGAGGACTATTTCCAAATTTTAAAACTTTTGGAATGTCCCATCAGCCTACCTAAGTCACTTGTGTCAAACAAACTGTGCGAGTTTGGAGGAAAGATTATTACCCCCAACTCAGTTATTTCACAGTACAAGTGGAGAGGTATTTCTGACGACTCATTTATTGATATCGCCAGAATAATTGGCCCTCGTTCCCTGTCGCTGTTCAAACCGCGTCAAGTATCAGTTCTCAAAAGAATATCTTTGATCCCTGATTTCTTGGGCGGCTTAGGGTGGAACCCTAAGGGCTTACCATTGGAGGACCGTTGCATTGATCCTCTAGTAAACCTTGAGCAACTACCGGTGGACTGCTTGATGGACTACTCTGCTGTCAGACTAAGAAACCTAATGGCTTCAAAATCTTTTCAGCGGGCTATCTTCTCCGAACAGCGAAACAGTAATGTTTCGTGGTTTGGTTTGGATAGTGACCTCGGCCAGAGGTCAAGTCTTCTGATTAAGAAGTTCTTCCCTCGATCTTTATGGTCTTTGGATAGAAACCTTCTTAGTCGGAACATTGATGCTGTCAGCTTATCCCTTTATGGGAAGCATGCTGATTTACCCATCAATGGGTTGGGTAGGGTGACCTTGCGTCCATCTGTCCTTCAGCAAATGGAAGCTAAGATCCGTCACAGAGATACATAGGCAAATGCATCTAAGAACGTCCC